ATTGGTAACGAAGCTAGGATAGCACCAGGCGCTGCACGCCCCGCTAGTTCCCTACCCCTTGCTTTGTTAGCTGCGGTGGTACGTGATTTACGTTTACCCAATGCTTCATTAGACCGCTTACGCTGCGCAGCAACACGGGCTTTTTGAGCGGGTGTTAGAACACGCTTAGTTCTAGTAGCGTGCTTAATTGGTTTTTTAGTATTGGATACCTGCCTAATTGGAGACTTCTTACGGGCGACCTTAGGTTTAGCAGTCGTTGTGGTCTTAGGTTTAGCCGTAGTTGTAACCTTAGGTTTAACAGGCCCACGAGGTTTAAGCTTATTCAACTGACCTAGTGTAGTTGTCTTCTTGTCCAAACCTCTGAATGTTTCACTAGGTCCTTTCTTAGGTTTTGGAAACTTACCCGCTGTTGACTTAGGTGGAGTAGTTGATTTCAAGAAACCAGGCTTCGCAGTTGGTGTTAATTTACGAGCCTTACGAGGGGTTTTACCCTTAGTAAGCTTAGTAGCATTGCGCGCTTTCGTCATTCTCTTTAGTTTATCAGACCGCTCTACAGCCTCAGCTTTCTTGAGTTTGTTCTTTGCCCTGGTTTCCGCTCCTTTCTTAGCGGAGGCCGCTTTCTTAGCTCTCTCGGCTTTTAATTTAGCTGAGCGCGCTTTACCGGCTTCAAACTTCTGTCTAGCAGTAAGCTTTGGAGTTTTACTAGCACCCTTCAAGTATTTAATCAAACTTCCTATTGCCTTACCTTTTATACCCATTATATTACCCCTTATCGTTTATGTGTCGTACCCTGTGTAGCACAGCCGCATCCTGCGGTGTGCGCCCTACCCTTTACTAAACCACCTTTTGCATAACGACGTGCTCGGTTGCCCGATTGCTCATAGTTACGTTTATTCTGTTTCATATCTTTACGTGATTTCTTCACTTGCGCCTTACGGTCCTGATACGTGGCATCCTCTTCAGGACTACCTACCACTGCTGAATATATATCAGCAACGTCGTCTAAATAAGGAATCTGACCTTTACGTAAGTCATCCGCTGCCAGCGCCCACCCAACACCAGGTATTAGTTTCCCACCTGCTTTACCGAGTGCTTCACCTGCTTTACCGAGTGCTTTGAGAACCTTTTTAGTTTTACTCGCAGCACCTTTAGTTTTCTTTTTACCCATTACATCGCCCCTTGTTGATTAAACTGCTGTTGCGCCTGCATCTGTCGATCTTCCTGACGCTCTAAGTGATTCAACGATTCCTTAGCCACTGCGATCTCTGCTTTCTGGTCATCTTTAATTAAGTCAGCACTAATCTTAGCCGAAGCGATGTTCTCACTACTCTCTATCTTAGCAAGTGCTGCCTGATAGTCAAGACTATTATTTTCACGCTGCATCTCGATCTGCGAACCTTGTAACTGTACAAGCGGATCTTCTTGCTGTGGTGGTGCTAGGCGAGGTAATATCTCAGCAATCAACTTAGCTTCAATCTCTTCAACCGACGGACCTTGAGGTATACCTTGTTGAGGCATACCTTGTGGTAACTGCGCCATACCGCCGTTTGCAAAACCCTGCGGTAACTGTGCAGGTTGTTGCATACCCTGCGGTAACGCCTGCTGCTGCATACCTTGTTGTTGCATACCCTGCACCTGACTCTGCGCGAGGAACCCAATGTGTTGCATCACATCCTGCACTACATTAGCGTAGAACTCCGGATTCTGACTCACTGCTGGATTCTGTACAAACAATATATGCGCCTCAATATGAGCCTGATGGTTCTGATCCTGCATAGCCGTTAGCTTCTTATTCTCTAACACCCTCGCGTGCTCCAACGCTGGAGTCATAGCCTGTGGTTTGTCCTCAGGCACGAGCAGAGCATCCACATTACTTATACCCATAGCTTTATACATTGATACATACGCCGCGCGAAGATTATGAATCTCAGGTGCTTGCGATGCCATCTGCAACTGCTGTTGCGCTAAGATAATGCGCTGTGCCATTGAGAATATATTAGGGTCACTGACCGGTATAACATCAACACGGTCATCAAAGTCCGTCTGCATCACCATCTTATCAGCGCCGGCTATCATATACGGATACTGTGGGGGCATACTCTCTTTAATCACACGAGCTAAGATTTTAAATTCTAATTTCTGCGCATAGTGCATCCGTTTATGAATTGCACTCATCACCTTAGTACCACGCTCTAACATCGCAACCGTAGTCCCTACCGGCTGTTGCTGCCCAGCTGTATCACCCACTTGCACATCCGCAATAGATGCGAAGCGCTGACCTGTTTCAGTCAACGCGCCAAGTAAAGTCATCAATACAGCGGATGGTTCCTTGTACGGTAGTGGCATAAACGCGTCGCGCAAATTACCGCCAGGGACGTCAGTATCTCGCCACTCGCCGGGAGCCATTGGTTCATCAGCCCCCTCTACGCGCATACCTTTCATCTTAAACCCACCAGGTAGGTTAGCGAAAGTCCCTGCGTCAATTAACTGACGTAAAATACTAGTAACTGACTTACTCAAGCCACCTATCATATGTACGAGACCAAACCCGTAGAAACCAAGTCCAGATGTAAACTTAAAATGACTGAAGAACTCAAGGCGCTTACTGAAGCTATCCGCTTCTGCCCAGTTTCTACGCACTGCTAACACTGACTCACTATCTTTCTCAATAGTAACAATATAAGGAAGCGCTATACCTGTTAACTCACCCTCTTCACTCTCATGCTCAAAACCCTCAAGATCGAGGTTCACATGGAACTCCAACAGCTCGTAACTCTCATCCCCCTCAAACACCACGGGGCTCAACCCTTGTAACTCATCAGTACGCTTCTGCACATCAGAGGCTTCGAGTTCACTTGCTTCAAGCTCAGTGTCCCGATAGAACCCTGTATATTGATTCTTACGGATGTCGTTACCGCTCATTGTCACGACGTGTGTAATTCGATCGGCACTAAGTAAGCTAGTGGACCCGTAGTTAACGACTAAGTCCTCTGCGTTAACAAATTTACTAACAGGGCGACCTTTGGTTTCATCATAATAAGTCTTCTTAAACGCTGAACCTGCTAACGGCAGATAATAAAGCATCTGATCCAAATCAGGATCAAACTCCTCCATCACCTCAGTTATCTGATAATTCATAAAATCAGACACGCGCTTGGCCTGGTCTACGAGCTCAGGTGTCTCACTACCCATTACCCTAGAACTGACAGGGCCTTCCGCAGGGAGCATTTCCTTATACGCTTGAGCTTGGAACTGGGTAACACTCTCCGCTAACAGCGGGTGGTGTACGCCCGCAGCACCAGGGAACGGATCGGTACGCTCTTCGAACCCCACGCCTAACTGATCGAGCCCTTTCTTATAAGTCTCTAACCACTGTTTACGAGAGTCATGATCCTTCTCATAAGCCTCCATTAAATCAGTGGAGAGTTCCGTCAATGCATCGTCACTTACCACCTCTGCAAGGTTGTCGAAATGCTCAAGATTACCAGCATCCACATCCTCGCCTGGCGCGAAGTCCACTGTGACTCCCCCGTCGTCGTCTTCTACAATCTCAACATCGCCGTCCTGCGCGACTAAGTTATCCTCTAACTCCACCTCTTCCTCATCAATCGAGGGGATTGCGTCGTCTGGTATTGCATACGCTTTATCTACTGGCATTAGTAATAAATCCTTTTCCGTGAACGAGGTTCATACTCCTCTTCGTAATCAGAGTGAAGCCGAATGAACCCACCTTGTCTAAATCTTAACAGTGCTTGTGTCGTACTGTCAACTAAATCATCATTAGGCGCAGCAGGGAACTGATGACACTCCTCAATTAACCCCTCCGCCCACTCATCCTTTGGTGCCCAAACATATCCACTAGCGAACATATCACTTACCGAGTTAGCCCTTACAATCTTGTCGTTACCTCGCGTAGGAGTGTAGTTCTGAACAGGCACACCAATTCTGCGGAGTTCCGCAGTTAATGGTAAACCACTCGCTTTACCCTCAATAATAACTGAGTCAGGTTGCCAATATTGATATAGCTCCAATGCTTTTAACTTCAACTCTGGGAAATTATAACGCCCCTTGACTGAGTCTAATAAAATAATATGAGCTTCGTCCCCCCCAAAGATACGATCTATCTCCTCTCCATCTTCCATTATCGTATGCTGTCCGTAATGACCCTCGGGGTAGAAAACACCCCATGTTGTAATTGCAGAGTAGTCCGCCGTCTCGCTTTTAAGAAACGCCGTGTCATAACTCTGAATAATATACTCACACTCAGGGGGGTGGTCCGAATTCCATCGGTTCCAATACTGTCGCTGTAGTATTGCACCCTCTTGAGCTACTGGGTTCTGTTGATACAACGCGCCCCAGTCTCTAGGTCCAATAGCTTTTTTAATTTTACTAAACGCGTCGACATCATAGCGCACAGGGTGAAGCGCTTCACCCTCTAAGCGGTGAGGTTCGTCGTGCACTGCAATAGCAGGGTAGGATACAATATCCCACTGATCCCCACCGTCTTGCATTGCCGCCAATAGTCGCCCTGCGATATCGTCAACATGCCAACGGGTTAAGATCAGTAACACTCCGCCTCCCGGCGCAAGTCGCGTATATGCTGTCGATGTGTACCAATCCCACACCTTATTACGATCTGTAGCACTCTCTGCGTCTACCCTATTCTTAATAAGATCATCAAGAATAAGACAATTCGCACCTTTACCCGTAGCAGGTCCACCAACACCCACTGCTAAGTAACCTCCGCCTCGTGTGGTTAGCCAGTTCTCTGTAGACTGGGAATCCTTAGACAGCTCGGTCTTAGCGAATACGCTCTGATAATTAGGCTCCCTTAATATTTGCCGCACCTTACGTGAGAAACTTAATGCCAGAGATGCCGAGTACGAACAGCTAATCAACTCCTGTGTAGGGTTACGCCCTAAGAACCAAGCGGGGAACTGCGTAGACACCAGTTCACTCTTCCCACTTCGTGGAGGCATGAACAACATCAACCGAGGGCTTTTCCTGTCTGTCACGTCCTGTTCAAACTGCTCAAGCTTTTCACAAATCTCTTTATGAACCCAACCCGCTTCATAGCCTTCTACATTACGCATCACAAAAGGTAAGAGCCTACGCCTTGAGAGTGCGCGACTAGCGAGCTCCTGCTGAGCAAGTTGCCCAGCAGTTAGCTCTACCTCCTCACCCGGCTCTTCGTAAGTATCTGTCATTTACCCAAGCCATTAAAGAGCCGAGCAGACTGAGTTAAGTCCTCCGTATCAGGCTGCATAGCCCGATGTCGCTCCACTCTATACATCTGACTTTTATGTTCCATCTTAAAGAAGTCCATAGCTCCTTTGTCCCCCTCTCTAAGGGCTTTAGCAGCGTTCTGCTCTGCGTGACCTACCGCATCCTCTAACCGTTTAAGCTCAAGCTCCCACAACTGCACTCCATGTTTCTCGGCGAGTTCTTCCATTCTAGCTTTTCGATACTTAATAGTATTAGGATCATACTTAACTATAGCCTTGACACTTAACATTTCACGAGCGTCCCCCACCATATCCATATATTTTGAGTCTTCTGTCATTCGTGCACCAGCTAAGTTATCTACGAAGTCATCATACTGATGGTCGAATAAATCGGGGGCTAACTCATAGGCCTCTGATTCTGCCGCATCCCTATGTATCCCTGTAAGCCTATTTATCTCGTCATCCAACTTCTTCCTGCGAAGCGATGCTTTACGCCCCGCTGGTGTTAACCTATCGAAATCAGACTTACCCCCACCAATCTTCTGGTCATAGGCCTTGTTAAAATTCGTGATTATGCGGTGTCGGAAAATGTCGCCCGGTTCACTCTGCACATACCCTCGGTGGTGTAACCAATTAGTAGCAGCAGGGCGAGGGATCGTCCTACCTACCCTTCCCCCAAACTTACGCAGATTATCACCCGTAATTTGGTCCGCCTTATAAATCTCACTCACTATTGATTTAAACCAAGGGGTGCGCGCTGCAACTTTAGCGGCGTTGCCCGCTGCGGTTTTACTCCCTGCCGTTTTAGTCAGCGTATCTCCGTGTTTACTAACCTCCTTAGCCACTTTCATCGCCATTAGTGGCGCTGCTGCTACCGCTGCTCCCTTACCCATAGTCCCCATAAAAACTCTGCGCCCCTCCACATAATCCGGATTCACCGCCTCACCTGCTACTACCTTTACCTTCCTAGCTGCCGACGGAGCGCGGAGCGCAGTGATCCCACCACCAAAGGGCATCATCACCTCCGTCCCAAGCTGTACCGCCAAATCCCCACCCACATTACCCGGTGTTCTCACATAACCCTCGTACTCCGGAGCACCTAACGTCTCCCCATATACTTGTGATGCCTCTTCGAACCCCGAAAAGTAGTCCTCATCCGCCCCCATCAAATTATTTGCAAATGTAGTAGGCGCTCGGAACACATCCCCTACAAGGTTCGGTAGCGCCATTGCGTTAGCCGCCCCTTGTCTCCAACCGTGCTGTATTGCCTCCGTGTTCGGCGTATACTGACTAGCTAACCACTCCGCTTGCGTCATCCCCTTTACCTCACTAGTAGGTAACTTGTGCGCTAAAAGGCGGTCTTGTGATTTAGCAAGTGCGTCAGCGTGTATATCATTATCACGTAGATACTCCGTAACTTCCTCCTTATTCCCCTTACCTCCGCTTTGCCGCATCGAGATAAGCATCCCTTGTTCCGTTGACGCTTCAGCTTCGTTATCCATCCCTTAACTCCATCATTGTGTTCCCTCTACAACCTCGTACTCATCACTCACCTCCTCATACTCCCCCTCCTCTATCTCTACCACTTCGTAATCCAGTGGTTCGTTGGTGAGTAACTCCGTGTCTTGCCCTGCTAAAGTTAATAAATCTGCGTCGCTCATCACCTCTAACCTCCGAATGTCCTGCGTAATATTAATAGTAATATCAGGCGCCTCCTTCTCATACAACCCGTTTATCTTTCCGAGTTCGCGTATCGCTGCAACCTCCTCCGTGGAGTTCGCAGACTTCTTATGCGCTTCCAAAAGTAAAAGATTCAATTGATTTCTTGTAATCTTAA